GATATCATCGATACATCGGTCGAAATAAGGGACAACTCAAAAACAAAAGCACCCCCGACAAAACGCATCGAATGAACGCTACGATCAGTAAATACAATGATTTCCTGTCTTGACTGAACTGCCCCGACAATCAGGGAACCAGAGTTAATCCTGATGCCGCCAGCGGTGTTAGTCGCTGTTGGTGTCCAATCTTTTGCGCTCTCCTGTGTAGAAAAACGAACAAACAAAGGGTCAATTGTACTTGATCCTATAGCATTACAACCAAAAGCAATAACATGCTGATCTGTATCAGAAACCATTATCTGAAGTGCAACAGTAGGTGCATCGGATGCACCGCTCAAAGCGGTAATGTTTACTGCACGGTTGTTCAACCCTGCCGATACATCAGAATAATAAATACCTCCACCTCGGACATTAAAGATGAGGTCTTCTCCAAAGTTATCCTGACTAAACAATCTAAGCTGGTTACCAGAGCTAATCGCTGTTGATGAGCCAAACCCACCAAAACCCCAGCCATCTGCACCCCAGCCTTGAGATGCAATAAAAGCATTTAGTCCTGTATTAATCTGATATGCACCCACAACACTACCGCCACCGTTCCCAGAGTCACTGGCGTTAGCGGTAAGAGTATCACCGCTGGTGTCCTTTGCTGTTACGGTGTAAGTGTTTACATCAGAAACAGACGCGATCTGATACTCCTGATTTAACGCAGAAGCAATGATCAACCCACCTAAACTTGCTGCACCTGAGAAAGTTACAAAATCATTTACAACCGCGCCATGACCTGAATCGGTAACGGTAAGAGTCGATGATCCGTTGCTTGCAGCAAAGGTTACATCACCTGCGCTTGTCGTCGCTCTCAACGGGGTAACATCTTTGTAGCTGTTACCTTCCGTGATATAAAACTTGAGATTAGTACCAACCCCGATATGTTTTACACTCGACAAAGTTGACCACGCATGAAGGGATCGGCAAACACCCTCAAAGGAATCTAACAGGTATTTTTGCCACCCGCCAATCTTTTCAGGATTACCCTGCCTAAACCTAATCTTATCAGAATCAACCCAACCCTGATCGGCTGTGTAGTCAGTGCCTTCCTTGTTAACACCCGGAGCAAACTTGACTTTGCGTAAAGCCATAATCTATCTCATTGTTCTAATTGGTGGAAAGCCACCGCCTTTACCTCGGCTTGGCGGTCTGGGCATAGGCCGATAACCACCTCCTTTCCCTCGACTTGGTGGTCTTGGCATTATTGGTCTTCTCATTGGCGGTTGCCGCATCGGTTGATAATTAGGGCGACTCATTGACCTGCCGTATGACTGTCCCATCAAACTTGCTATGCCTGACTGGTTAGGAAATAAACTTTGCTCCTCTTGACGCATTTGAGGAGCATACCTGAACCTTGCCATATCCCTTGCAAAAGGCAACGAAGGTGGTCTTTGACGAGGCGGTCTCATAAAGGGTGGGCTGGGCATAGGCAAAAAACCACCATCTCTAGGCGGATTTCTAAAATAAGGAGGTCTAACAGGTGGACGGCTAGGAGGCACTAGAATAGGAGTATTCGGCGGCAAACTTCCAAAATCTGGAATCGGAGTTGCTATAGGATCGGAAGGCTCTTGATTGTATAAAGGAACAGGCGAGCCTCCAGTTGCCCCCGTTGTTGGCCCCACGGGTTGAGGGTCATTGTATAAAGGGACAGGCCCAAGATTGCGAGGAGGAAGCTGGGGCATAGGCCCACCTATGTCAATCGGAGGCATCCCTCCTTTGTCAATCGGAGGCATCCCTCCTTTAGGATTAAACGGTGGATTTCTCCTTAGCGGCATCTGCGAGGGAGGCGGCATAGGAATCTGGGGCATAGGTGTTGGCATACCACCATAGTTTTCTTGAACAACAGGGCCGCTTCTTGGCAAGTTCCCACCTTTACTCATTGGTATTCTCCTGTACGAATCATGTACGCAAGTTCTTTAGCCCTGTTCCCAACTTGTTGCGCCCAGCGGCTATCTAAAAAATTATCTGCGGCTTCGTTGTATCGTTTGCTTGCCATTGCACCTAACGCCTTTTCAAACTTTCTAAGCACCGTTTGTCCAAGATTGAAACTGATATCAATCATCGCATCTCGCCTTACAGCATCCAGATCGTTAAACCAGTCATACTCCTCGGAAAGCTCACCAATCACCCTGTAAATGTCATTCAAAAGCATTTGATCTATTTCTGCTTCTGTCAGTCCAATACCTGATTCGGAAATGTTCCTGCCTACGCCTATTGTTTCATAACCAGCAGAACACTTGTACACATGCTTCCTAACACCTTCGTGCTTTCTGAGCATAATCTTTAATTTTACAAAGCGTGTTGCGTTCATTTACCAAAGTATTCCCAAGCATGGCCTTCATCAACAAGCATCTGACAAATGTCCCTGTTATCTTCTGTGTAGATTGTAGCAAGGATTCTACCGTACTTTCCTCTGCCATGACTAAGCATGACCAGTCTGTCAGGACACAGTTCTATAAGCCTTTGCTTTGCAAGCAAACCTTTGCGTTTATGCTCTTTGTCCCTCGTTCTGGACTCCCAAGCATTTATACCATATAACCTGAGACGCTGTTTACGCAATTCGACATCAAATCCCAGCCTGATGGTTACGTCGATTGTGTCACCATCTACAACTCTCAACAAGTCGCAGGTATAAACATAAGGCTTCATCGTTTTTTCTTGCGTGTTGTCCGATCTTTTTTAATCTTGCTTAACGTCTTGGCTTGTGCCGCATGTGTTTTAGAAGCCTTTTTTAAGCCCTTGATTACCTTGTTCAACCTTCTTGTAGTTTGCGCCATAAGATTACCTTAGTCCTCTTTGCCTGCATTCAAAGCCGCAGACACATTGATGTACGCTTCGTTCTTGTCTGGTGTTGATTTGTCATCAGCAAGATAGCGACCTTTCTTATCTCTAGCACGAACACGCTTAAACTCACGCCCGAAAAATAACTTTAGATGTTTCTCATATAACCAACCAATCATTTTTCTCTTGAAACCCCTTGTACTTTTTCTACTGATCTCATTGCTCCAAGTCCTAGCATACCCATTAACACAGGCATCATTGTACTAGTATCAATAAGCGGTATTGTAATGCTAGACTCGGCAATAGCTAAACCAAAGTTTGCCATCGGTATAATAATAAAGTTTGAAGCCATGCCTAATACGCAGACCCATCCAACTGCTGGCCTCCAGCCAGCGACAAACATGCTTTTACTTGCAGCCTCTACCTTGTTAACTTCCAACTGCCCTTTTGCAAGTTCCTGCGCGTGGCGTTCTGCCATCGTGCTTATTTCGTGGGCCAAAGCATTCTTGGTGTCTTTGTCCTCAATAAACTTGTCAAGTAGACCTGCGACTGGCCCAATTAATGCTTGAAGCATATTACTCTCCTTTTGCAGCGTTTAAGAACTCCATGACTGCCATCAACATACTGAATATAGAAGCCACTGCTGTCATCATATACTTAAACCACTTCATTATTAAATTCATAGAAGCGGCATCAGACTGCTTTCTCTTTTTTTCTTGATAGGCTCTTTCTCGCTTTGCTTCTTTTTGGAACTGTAAGAAGTCTTCCCACATTCCGGGCCTGCCAGTTAGCTTCATATGTGTGCGAAGTTCTGCTTCTTTTTCCCTAAGTTTTTCTAACTCAAGAAAGTTCTGCAATACAGAACCACGACCTTTTTTGTTAGATCGTCTTGCAAGTATAGATTTGTTGTTAAAATAATTCGCGCAAGCCTCGGCACAGTGACTTAGGTCTTTCCCGTGCTTGACGCTTTGTAGCATAACGTCAATTGCGCGGTTGGCTGCTTGGATTTCTTCAAGCACTTCATCTTCTACTCATGAAAGCAGTAGCTCCAAAATAAGCCGCTACAATGGACGCTTGAGCTATGTAGAACAGTCCAAGCAAATCGGAAAGTGCCTTGACCCTGCTGTCGGGCATCATGGGTAACATAAGGAAAACAGAAAACAAAACCATTGATATCATGGCTACCCAAGCCATGTTTCTTTGAGAGTCTGCCTTTTCTTCACGAAGCTCTAATTCGACAAGCTGCTGATGACGCTCCAGTTCCTCGTCAGTTACCTCGCCATCTCCATCAAGATCATACTTGGCGTACTTACTGGTTCGCTGTAATTTTTTTTGCGTAGCCATCTATTTCCTCCTTGTTGGGATCGACAAAAGCAGGTTTGCAGAAAGCTAGAGCAGGCTTATAGTTCTCCTCCCGCTTCGTGAGGATTTTTGCGATGTTGACGCAATGCTTTTGATTCATGTAATAACCCGCAACCTTTTCTGGATCGGCAGGGCTTAACTGAACAATAAGCGCAAAAACTATGATTTCCATTTATCCCATCCATTTGAATGCTGCCAATACAGTTATAATAAACGGATAAACTCCCCATAACATTAGCTCTAATTTGTCGAACCGCTTAGAGCCTTCTCCAAGGCGATCTTCAATATTCTGGTAACGGATCGAACATTCACGTTCATGATTGTCAATCCTTGTCATTGACTCTTTAACAGTAGCCATATCAATCTTCTGTTGATCTGCGTTGGTTCTGCAACAAGTTGAGAATAACTTTTGTATCTGCTTTAACATCGCTCAAGTCTTCTGCGGTGTTTTGTTGAATGATTTCAGAACGTGTCATCTGGTTTTGAAGTTGATTTACTTCATCCTCGATCTCATCGACCTGTTCAGAAAGTTCACTGATGTCCTCTGCGTTTTCTTCAGACTGTGCTTCAAGCGTAGTGTAGCTTGCAATCAAACCAGCACCGACTAGCAAAGCTGGAGCGAGGTTCATCAGACTAGATAACTTTATTTCCATCACAATCTCCTAAACAAACCGTGGGCCTTCTTTCCAATACACAACGCTATTTCGTTTGCCTTTCGTAACAGCAGTGACTCTGTGGGGGATATCACTTTTAAACATTACAACGCTACCGCTAGTGTTTAAATGTTTTACTGTTTGTGCGCCACCTTGTTGAAAAATCTGGAGTTCCCCACCCTCGTAACTTTCTAAAGAGGTATTAATTAAGACAGTAAATTTAAGGTCAAATCTTGTGTCATTTGATCCATCTTGATGCCAATCGTAGTTATTTGTTTGTTCATAAGTATTGTGCAAAACCCAATTATTTGAAGAATTTGCATCTAAATGATAACCATGATTTAACCTATTTGTCAGTATAACCTCTTCATCTATTTTTCTTAACAAAGGTTCACAAAATTGCCAACTAACTTTTTTAACAGTTGAAACACTTTTTAAACATTTATTTGGTGTTACAGCATGATTTTGTGTATTTTCTGCGACACCACGCTCATCAAACAAAGAATTTATTTTTTCTATGTCACTTTTGCTAAAATATTTTTCCCAAAAAAACCAAAAATTATTTGTCACAAATTATTGTCTCTAAAGCAATACCATCCAGTAACTATATACTTTATTTCTGTTGTTGAGGGAAGACCCCTGTGAGTATGAGTCCAATCAGAAGGCCAAATAATCGTCAAACCCTTTTTGGGTTTAATTTTAATTTTTTGATAAAAAAACTCAGTCTCTCCGCCATCGAACACATCGTTTAAATAAGTCATGTATACTAAATGTCGTCTAGAAGTTGACAGCCCAGATCGTTCTGAATGCCATGCGTGATAAGCTCCACCCATAGGATATTTTTGAACATTACCATATTCTATATTATCTAAAAATGCATCCACTCTATTAGCAGAAGTATATTCTTCTAAATAACAATCTAAACATTGTTGAAGTTGCATAGAGTATTCGCAGCTAATTGGATCGTCTCCCAACCCACGATCTATAGAATCCTTTGCTTTTTTATCAACCACATCATTAAATGTTCCACCCGCTTTAACTTTTCCCTCTCCTGAGTTACCTAAAGGGTCATTCAAATAATCTATAAGTTTATCGCAAATAGTTAAATCGGATAAAATATAAGATCCTATAAAAGAAGGGTGATTATTTTTTGTTAAAGAAACAGGTATAGGGCCATTTGTTATATTGCTCACTAAATGCATCGCTAAGACTCACCATCAGCCGTTAAGTCTATCTCTACCCATTCTTTTTTTGACTCATCCCATTGATAAAATTTGTCATTGTCAGGAATCGGTATTGGTGCTTCCCAATAACAAGACGTTTCATTTAAAGTCCAACTAGGGTAAGGATTTGGTTGGTAAAAAGCATCTCTTACTGAATCGTAAGTGTATCCAATACCAGCAAAGTTTTTTCTCAATGCTACACCACCATCAGGATCATTGGAATTTGGCGCATAGTGTATACCGCCTCGCGTGTTATAACTGGTTTGAATCCAAGTTACTCCAGACTCAGATGGTAATGCGTCAATAAAATCTTGTTCTGCAACGATTACCGTTTCTACAAGATTATTTCTAACTTTAGCAAAATGACTCATGCTGTATAAGTTCCAGAAGAAGTAAAAGTATGGTAATAATAACCACCCGAAGATGTTACTGTGCCACCTGAACCTATTTGAGCAGCAGCTTGATATCGAATAATTACAACTCCAGAGCCACCGCTACCACCAAGCTCGTCATTACCTTGGTATGCTGCGCCACCGCCACCGCTACCACGGTTTGCAGCACCAGAATTTGCTCCTGATGAAGAATATACTCTTCTATAACCGCCATTTCCTCCACCCGCTTGTCCTGTTCCTCCATTAGCGTTGTTTGACGGAGAGTATTGACCAGCACCAGCCCCGCCTCCTCCGCCACCTCCGTATGTTGTGCCAAGAGAAGCATAATCCCCGCCATCGCCTCCATTACCGCCCGTTACTGTGCCTGTGCTACCATTTCCTCCAGCATTCCCAAAACCGCCTCCGCCACCACCTACTGCTTGGAAAGGATATCCAGAACCATAACCTGTCCCGCCATTATTGCCAGCATTTCCCGTGCCGCCAGATCCGTTGTCAGCACTTCCTGAAACTTGACCGCCCCCACCACCGCCAGACGCTCCATCAACACCATCCAAAGTGCTGGCTCCTGATATGCCATAAGTGCCTCCAGCCCCTCCACCAATTGCATTTATGTTAGATATAACGCTTGAACCGTCAGACAAAGTGGTGGTAGAACCATTATTTTGTGCGTTAGCACTTCCTGCTCCACCCGCACCAATAGTGATTGAATAAGAAACACCCGAAACAAATGATTGGGTTGAAGCTGCGTATTGCCCCCCGCCTCCTCCGCCACCGGGGCCGAGGTTGCCTCCGCCAGCCGCGCCTCCCCCTTGCACTAAAATATTAACCTCGTATGAAGCAGTCCTATTTGGAAAAGCTCCAAAACCTAAAACATTGTAACCGAAACTAGACATTATCTAACCTCACGCATCGTTAGCCGCATCTGTAGTAAAGAACAACTTAATACCTAATAGTCTTGCGTCACCTGACTGACTATCTGCTGAAACATCTCTCATAATCTGAAAATACGTCATGGTATCAACTGCCGCATTCGCAATAGTGACGGCACCTGATTCTGCGGAGACTGTCATATCATTTGATGTACCACTAAACGCTTTTGCAGTTGCAACTACATTTGTTCCAAACGCTGTGTTAATCGAAGCATCATCAGCCATAGAACCGCCTGACAAACCCCATGCAACTGTGCCTGTGTTTGTTCCAGTGACTGTCCAAAACGCTTGAAATGTTACAGTTCCTTCATTCCAAGACTTTGGAAAACATACGGTAAACTGGGCGTTTTCATCAGACGAAGCATCAAAATCTAAACATTTAAGCTCTGGGCCATTTGACAATTCAACTTGTTCTAAATCAGCACATCCAGCCGTTGAGTTAGGATACATGGCTGCTGCTGGGACGTAAATTGTTTCTTTACCAACGAGTTTTGCAGTTGAAAAACTTAAAACGCCAGAACCATCTGTTATCAAAGCCTGAGATGCATCACCATCAGAACTAGGTAATGTCAACGTAATGTCTGCGGTGCTTGCTGGGCCGATCAATGTAACTTTATTAGTACCATTGTCTGAGTCCTCAAAAAACTCTAAAAACCCTGCACTTGTCGCACCATTTTTAAGCTGTATCCCTGCATTTGCTATGGGCGTTGTAAGAGTCGGTGTGGTCAGTGTTTTATTAGTAAGGGTGTCTGTAGTCGCTCGACCTACCAACGTGTCAGTGCTTGCTGGCATAGTCAGAGTGATGTTACCACTATAAGCCGCATGAGCGGCTGATTGCAGCCTCGCGTAGTGAGCATTGGAGCTTTCACAATAGAAATCTATATAGGAGGCTGTGCCGCCATTCTTTATGGCAATTGCACCTTGAGAAATAACAACTCCGTTTGTTGATCCACCCGCCACACCAAGTGTTCCAACGATGGTGACGTTAGTCGTTCCAGTCGGAATCTCAAGAACGTCTGCGTCTGCGTCATTTTTAATTGTTACGTCATTCGTGGAACCTTGACCCGTGAGTATTAAGCCCTCTGCGGCAGTGTAACCAAGTGCAGCATTGTCACCCGCAGCGGTATCGCCTGTGGCCTCAATTGTTGTTCCTGTGATAACGCCACTAGAGGTAATCGCTCCAGACGTTGTGACCGTTGCAAGCGTTGTCGTACCAGTAAGGTCTAAGTCAACAAGCGCATCAACAACTGCCGCCCCAGAACCTGCTCCATCAAGGTATACTGCCTTGACTGCTCCGTTACCAATATTAACCGTTGCACCAGAGCCTTGTTTGATTGTAATAATCTGAGAACCTGTTGTTGCGTTCTCAATAAACATCAATCTGGAAACTGTGTTTGGCGCGATAGTTAGCTCTCTGGTTGTAGAAAGCGTAGCAGATGATGTGACTTTAAAATAAATAGAACGGGCTGGATCTGTCGCTCCGTCAGCAACAGTTGTTGTTGCATTTGCGTCACTGCCAAAACAATCCTGTGTTCCGTAACTCAATGCTTCTGCAATTAGTTCCAGATTAGTATTTGTTTCTGACCCCCATGTACCAGAAGAATCTCCTGTGGCGATCTCTTTTAATCTTAAATCATTTACATAAGTTGCCATGTTATAAACCTCATGCGGCTATGCCCGTTGGTGTTACTATATCTTGCCAAGCTGGCGTTTGCGATGTATCTATTGGCCCCCAGACATTGACGGGTCTGACCAATCCACTGGCTGATACACCTGTAAGGCTAACTGTTACTGATATGCCTACAATTTCAGTGCCAATTGCACCAGTCGCGGAAACCCCTGTTAGGGTTACATTAGTGTCTCCAAGCGTTGCAACAGTGCCAATAGCCCCTGTTGCTGCTACACCTGTAACGGGAATAGTGTCAGCACTACCCCAAGGGCCGTCTCCCCAATCGCCCCGTCCCCATCCCGTTATTGAAGGCATTAAGCGATCCTGATAATTGCGTTACTCGCGTCTGCGGTAGGAAAGGTGATTGTGAAGTCACCTGCCGTTGCAGTCTTGTCTCCACCAAAATCTAATACACACACCCCTCGATCTGAATTGGTGTCATTATAGATAAGTGCGCCCCTAGCTGTAATCGTTACCGTAGAGAACGTCAGGTTCGCAAAATCGGTAAAGCCTGTCGTGCCGCTAGAGTCTGGGTTGATGTTTGTTAAAGCTGCACCAGCGGCAGTGTAGTTAGTTCCGCTTGCCTCATTGGAAGTCGTATAGGCTGTTGTCCCCGCCCCCAGACTTGCAGAACTTGTGTACAAAGCTAATTTAAAGCTGTTGCCGCCACTTGCTAAAAAATTGTGTTTTGCCTCAAGTAACTCTTTTTTGAAGCTCGTACACATAGCCTGAGTTATAGCCATTACAATCTCCTGATTATGTCTGCCATTTCTTTCTGTTGATTTTTTTCCAACATTGCTGTTAACGTGGTTCTGTCGCTTTTTATTGCTTCCACCATATAAAACAACACCGCTGTATAAACCTGATCTTTAAAAGCCTGTGCCTGTTCCTGAATTGCAGGATGCGAGTTACTGCCTACTGAAACAATTCTATTTGTTGCCTTCTCTGCCCAAAACTCTACATCATGCCCTTTGTGTTTGGTCGTCGAAACGTCAACGATAGGCGTGTCAGGAAGGTTCATACTAGCCTCAAACATCAGGATCTCGACTTCCTGACAGTGCCTGACCTATAGCTATCTGTTGTG